CTAATGGTATATGTAATCTTTTTGACATATCATAATGATATGTATATGCACGGTTTTCTGGTGTCAGAGACATGAAACGACCACGGCAAATATCATAGTCTTTTGCTATATCGTTGTAAACCTCTTCTACGTAAGTTCCTATAAAAGCTTCGTTCATTACAGTAAAAGCATTTTGTTCTAAACCAAATTTTGATAGATCACCTGTTGAGTAAACATAATCTTTACCAGTAGGAGAAGTTACATGCACTTGAGGAGCAACAATATTAGTACTACGCAATGCTGAAAGTAGCTTCTCGTGATCGTATCTGTTCTCTAATTTCTTCATACGTACTTTCAAAGAAAGATATCTTAAATAATAATCTTTCTTCCTTTCCAATGTTATTTACTCCGTGTTGAACCGAAGTATTGAGCAAAGCGGTTTTATAGTGGTAGTCTTCACCAAGTATAGTTACTGGTGCAGAGTCATTACTCAAGATGTGATTGACCGAACAGGTGGTATTGTAGTCTACATGAGGTAAGAGATAGTGATCAGCTTCAAGCTTATAATATCTCGGGGATCCCTGCTCTAAACCATAAAAATCACAAAATTCCTTTGCTTGAATCTCAGCTTCAGGAATATCTTTTTTTAAGATATGTGCGCCAACAGACTTACCATATCTCGGATCGTCATAATGCTCATATTCTTTCTCTTTTGCTTCTTTGAGAAGAGCCGCAGTATTGAAGAGATAGTTAATTGGCAGTAGATAGCTGTTCATGTTCCATCCTTAATGCGTGTTGATCATACGACATTGTTTTAGGATTCCAATCTTCGATCGTATAATCATCTAATTCTAGATAAAGTAAATTTTGGTAACAGCTAGTTGCTTCACCTGGATATGTTTGAACTAAACCATCTTTATAGTTTGTCCATCTTTCATCTGCAGATTTGACGATCTTACACATCAACTTCCACCAAATTTGCTGGCCAGCTTTCTTAGCTGACCTTTGTTGCATGTGTATGACACCGAGCTTGTACGATGTTTGAGTCTCGACAAACCATTGCATAGCTTTGAGAGTTTCAACGAAAATTTTACCGTTCTTATGATTCATTGGATTCTTATCTGCTCTCAACTCTGGGAATAAGTAAAAACGATGCATCATACTAACCACATCAGGTGTAAATTCTTTCAAGCCACCAAAACCAATGGGTTCATTAGTTACATTATCGTATAATATACCGATGACCACGTGGTCAGATACAGTAAACTTTTCTGGTTGATAATTATCTTTCAACCAACCATCTTCTTCTAAAGCCTTTGCACGAACTTTTTCAAAGTATTCATTTTCATAATCAAATATCCATAAACGATATTCATCTAAATCAATAATTTTATCCATTAAATCCATCCACTAATATCATAGTCATCTATGTTACTATATGTATGAGTTATCTCTTCACCGATTGAGATATCTTTAGTAGCTATCAGATGTATCTTATCTTCTTCCCAAAGAACTTTTGAATTGGGCTCAAATGAGTGATTAACAAGAGAGACATCACCTAAAGCAAGGTGATATGCCTCATCTTTCATGAAAAGATATTTGAATAAGGAAGTATATCTCAGCTCTTCTGATTGAAAGCTAGTTAAACGAATTGCCGTACATGTACAAATCGTTTCGGCTGCTTGAATATCAGCCGTAGCTATCATACCTTTGCCTTTTATTTTTACATCACGAATATCAAATTTCATGGGTACCTCTGTCCCCTCTAACTAATACTATATATTATACCATATTTCGATCGTCTTGTAAACCTATTTATTATAAATAACCTAAAATAACCATAGCATAGAGCGATTGAGGGATTTAGATGGCCCAATACGAACAGTTTACAATAGATCAGGGTTCTGATGTTGCCATAGAGCTTCATCTTGTCGATGCATCAGGGAACCCAAAAAATCTAGACGGTTACACCGGCGCTGCCACTATGAAACGGAATTACAATAGTGACAGTGATGATACTACCTCCTTCGCATTTGCTATTAACACTCCACCTGCTGATGGAATTATTACACTCTCATTGACTAATGTTCAGACTGATGCGCTGCGCTCAGGAAGGTACGTATTTGATGCCGAAATCCAATATACAGATAGTAATGACAATGACATCATTGAACGGATTTTAGAGGGAAAGATAGTAGTTGCACCAGCCGTGACCACATAGGATAACACATGGCTGAAGATACCGCTAGAACCCAGATAGCCCGAGTTATTATCGGGACACCTATTCGTAAGGTCACTGGAGCTCAAGCTCAGGGAATTAATGACCTAACAGACGTCAATATATCAGGTGTTGATCAGAATCATCTCTTACAATATAACTTAACAACAGGTAAGTGGGAAAGTACACTTCAGCCTAATGGCATCATAGTCAGTGGAGGTACATTCTAATGTCTGCTAATAATAGAATTTCTATTCTATATAGTAATACTACTCCTACTATGCCTGATGATTTCCTCTATACTGGGGAAGTAGCGTATACAAACGCGGCTGGTGATTCAGACGGCGGGCAAAGGATATTCATAGGAACTGGTACTGCGGGACAAATCAGTACTGGAACAGCTATTCTTGGAGGTCCTTATTATACCAATATGATGGATCACCCACGTGGCAATGTTGTGCCGCTGAGTGCTATCATCACTGATGCAAATAATAAGATTAATCTCTTAAATGTTGACGATATCACCATCGACGGTAACAATATCACATCAACTTCTGGTTCACTTACACTAGACGGGTTTAACGATACTATTGACGTATCGAATAATCGTGTTATAAACGTTGCTGATCCAACGCAAGATCAAGATGCTGTTAATAAGAGATGGCTTCAATCTCAAACTGCTAACATCACTGGCGATGTTGGTGGTGCTGAGTTTAACGTATTTGATAATGCAGACAACTTAACATTCGGTGGTGGATTCAACTTAAATACAAGTGTTACTGGTCCATTCCCTGTTGGCCCAGTCACAGTTAAGTTACACCTCGATAGTGATGTACAAAAATTGGCATCTTTGAATGTCGATGATATTGACATCAATGGTAATACCATCTCAACTCGTAGCGGTGACCTCGTACTTGATCCAACTCCTGTAGGAGCTGCAGGTAAGGTTGTTATCCAAGGTGATCTGCAAGTTGAAGGTACTACGACTACTGTTAATTCTACAACTCTTACTATCAATGATAAGAATATCGTACTTGCTGATGGAGCTGCAAATGCTGCAGCTGCTGATTCAGCTGGTATCACAGTTGATGGTGCAATGGCGAAGATCTTCTATGATGCGCCAACCGACACATGGAACTTTAATAAAGACGTCAAAGCTCCAAACATCGATGTAGTCGGTAGTGTAACTGTCAGCGGCCAAATCATTGGTCAATACGAAGGCTTTGACTCTGACTTTAATGCAAAGTCAACTACAGATCTCAGTGAAGGCGATAACCTATATTATACTCAAGCTAGATTCGATTCTGCGTTTACTGCTAAATCAACTAGTGATCTCAGCGAAGGCAGTAATCTTTATTATACAGCAGCTCGTGCCGACTTAGCAGCACGTAGCGCACTTGTCGGCGTAGACGCTGGTGGAGACGGATCATTTACCTATGACTCTGCTACTGGTAAATTCACTTACACAGGACCAAGTGCCACAGAAGTACGATCCCACTTTGCAGCTCAAGGAGATTTATCTTTTGATTCTGCTACTGGTGTCTTCAGTATTGATGTTGAAACAGAATATACAAAAGCAAACTTTGATTCTGATTTAGCAGCAGCAACTACTGATGGTTTACCTGAAGGTTCGACCAATTTATACTATACAGATGCGAGAGCAGATAGCGCAGCTAGACATGCAGTAAGTGCAGCAGGTGATTTATCATACGATCCAGCAACTGGTGTTTTCCAGTTTGATGTAGAACAAGTATACACAAAAGCAAACTTTGATTCAGATTTAGACGAAGCACTTGCGAGTGGTACTGGTATCACATATGATGCAAGTAATAATACTATCAATATCACTAATACTGGTGTAACAGCAGGCACGTATGGATCTGCATCTCAAGTTCCAGTCTTCACGGTAAATTCTCAAGGTCAACTCGACTCAGCTGGTGTAGTGACAGTAGCTGGAGTTTCTGGTACATCGATTGATTCAAGCACTGGTGATTATACAATCAACACTGCTGATGGTGGTTCATTTACTACAAGATTATATGATGCGAATATTCTGAATAATGATGGTAACAAAGCTGGTATTACATGGACAGTTGGTGGAGCCACAGACCAGTATAGAACAGCTACTAACTTCATCGATTCGGACTTAGAAGAATATACCATACGCGAGATGTTATTTACTAGTGGCAAGCTACGCATTGAAGTTGCACAGTTCAGTCCAGTATTAACAGCGACTGGACAAACAAATCTAAACTTCGACCAAAAAGCTACACAGTTCTCTGTATCTGTTGATAACCCAACAGATTTTACTACAAGATATATTAACAGTGTATCATCAATTGCAGAAACAGATGCATATGTTGGTACTACACTAGCAAACTATAACGCAGGTTCTAAGAGTCAAACTCCTGCAGGTGGAGTAGATTGGACACAAACATTTACATTTGACTCTGCATCTGGTGCAGCAGTAAGAGACAATAGCACTACGATAGCTGGTGGAACTTCTATAGGAGAAATTACATTTGCTGACGATCAAGGTGCAGATTTTGGCACCACAGCATCATTCACTACTACTTGGAGAACACCAAATGTAGGTATTAGCATGAGTAACCTTTCTGGCAATCAATTCCTTGAAACTTACTCATCTACGTCTTATACGGTTACTGTAACAGGTATGAGCTCAGCATCTAATTATACTCATACAGTTACCCCAACAGGTGGTTCAGTATCTAATACGGCTGGATCAGGCACATTTACTTTTACAACTCCTATTCATAAAGATAATGGAGGAGGAAGGACACTAGCATTGAGTACAGAACTTCGTAGACCAGCAGGAGTAGCTACAACTGCATACGCTGTAACAGATACTGCATCTGATACAACACTCTCTGCTAGCTTCACTTATCCAAGTTTAACAATATTCACTGCTGGTAGTGGTACTCCACCAACACAGGCTGATGTAGTAAACGTAGATCAGTTTGAATCTGCTGTTACTGAATTATCGAATCAGACGAAAACCTTTACTGGAACAGTGAATAACTCAGATTCAGTACCAAAATGTTTTTGGTTTATGGTAAGGAGCGCAGCATCACAACCAACCACATTCCAGACTGGTGCAAGTTCATCATTACTTAGTGATGTAACTGTAACAACTGGTACACTAAATTTAGAACCAGATGCCCCACCCTCAGGATACGTAGCAGAATCGTATAACTTATACGGTATAACACTGCAGCCTGGCAACACATATGTGAGTATTAGCTAATGGCAAATTATAACGGACTTACAAGAAATCAATGGCCAGGAACCTGGAGCCCAAATGCTAATCATCCTATCGTACTTGACACCGAGATACGAGGTGGTTTACGATACGTAAGTGGTGACTCAGGTGATAAAGTTTCTGATATTACAGGACAGAGACTACAAGATGGGATGCTCATCTACGTTAAAACTGCGCATGATGGTTATGAAGCAGACAAGTACTATCGTTATCAAGTACTGCCCGGAGAATCTCGCGATAGTAATACTGGTGAATTACCTAATGCCTCTGGTAACTGGGAAATCATGCGATTCCCAATTGATTCTGCTACTGCAACAGCTCTCATAGATTCTGCGTATATCAAAGGGATTGCTGACTCTGATTATATCAAAACAGTAACGGGTATAGATGCTGACACTCTTGACGGTCAAGAAGGTTCTTATTACCGTGACTATAATAATTTAACAAATAAGCCTCTTATACTTGATAACGTTGATGTGTCTAACATCATAGTAAACGATGTTGACAAAGCATTTGTAGATGCGTTGAATGTTGATGCTGATACGCTCGACAACTTAAATAGTACACAGTTCTTACGCAGTGATCAGTCAGACTCAATGGTCGGTAGTCTGACAATTGATTCAAATTTAACAGTCGGTGGGTATATCGCAGGACCTACTAATATGATTATCGATCCAGCAAGGGTCGGTACAGATTCTGGTACGGTACAAATTCTTGGTAATCTTCAAGTTGAAGGTACAACCACAACTATCAATTCCACCACAGTAAGCATTAACGATAAAAATATTATTTTAGCTGATAGTGCAGCTAATGCTGCAGCTGCAGACGGAGCTGGTATCACTATCGCTGGCGCTAATGCAACTTTACAATATTCAGCGACTGGTGATAAATTTGTATTTAATAAATCATTCGAAGGTGACTGGTTAGGATTCGATGCTGATTTTGCTCTCAAGTCTACTTCAGATCTTAGTGAAGGCACAAACCTTTATTATACAACTGCTCGCGCTGATAGTGATTTTGATGTTCGACTAGCTACTAAGACAACTACTGATGTCGCTGAAGGTACTAACCTTTATTATACCAAAGCCAGAGTTGATTCTGATATTGCATCGGCATTTGATGACTCAAATAACACAGTAAATGTTACAATTAACAATTTTATTGAGGATAAGGTTGATTCTGCCTATGTTTTGGCTAGAGTAAATGAGGCGCCTTTCCTTGATTCTGCAAATGCGATTGCTCTGATTGATTCTGCATATATACGAGCACGCCAATTAAATTTTGATGAACTTTTAGATTCCGCAGAAGTTATAGCTTTAGTTGATAGTGCTTATGTACAAGCAAGAGTTGATTCTGCATATATCAGTACAGTATATGACCAATCGCTAAATACGACAGACGATGTTATCTTTAACACTGTACAAGCTCCAGTCACATTTAGAGCAAAGAATGATGCTGGCAGTACACTAAATGTAGGTGAAGTTGTTTACATTAAAGGTGTTGATGGTAATACACCAACTGTAGATCGTGCTGATGCTGATGATGCTAATAAGATGCCAGCATTTGGTATCGTCGCAGTTGCTGCAAATGATCAGGCTAACGTTGAGATCGTCACGTTTGGTGCTCTACAAGGAGTGAATACTACAGGGTATACTCTTGGCCAAACAGTTTATGTGAGTACAACTCCTGGTCAATTTACTAATGATAAACCATCTGGTACATCGTCCTTAATTCAAAATATTGGTCAAATCGTTAGAGTCGCATCAAATGGTATTATTCGTGTCGGCGGTGCAGGTCGTACGAATGCTACACCAAATCTGAATGCTGGTCAAATATTCTATGGTAATGATTCCAATTATTCAGTTGCGATAGATCTTGTATCAGTTATTGATTCTGCCTATATTAACGCGCGCGTAGAAGCTGGAACTGATTCAGCGACTGTCATCGCGTTGATCGATTCTGCTTATGTCCAAGCTAGACAAGTAGATCTACAAAGAGATTCAGGATTTGTAACTAATATCGTTGATTCTGCATACGTAACAGCAAGAGCAGGCGTAGGAACAGATTCGAGCACAGTTGTTGCCATCATCGATAGTCATGTTGATGCAACGTTTATTAATAATTTAGTTATCGATGCTGATACTCTCGGTGGAAACGATAGTACATATTATCTCGATTATAATAACTTTACGAATACACCAACTATACCTACCGTTGATAAAACCACTATCGATGCTCTTAATATCGATGCTGACACTCTCGACGGTCAACAAGGTACTTACTACCTTAACTATCAGAATTTTACTAATACTCCAAATGTCTTAGACTCATCTGAAGTTACAAACATCTTTGCTGATAACTTAACTACAGAAGGTTTAAGAGGAGTAGAGAGTATTGAGTTTGTACACGATTCTAACTATACTACTTTTACAGTAGAAGTTGGTACTAAGACTACTGCTCATCGTTACCATGGTACTGGTTCAGCTAACGGCTACGTTATACGCGGCGTTGAATCTCCTTTCTTCCAACTTGTACCAGGAAACATTTATCGTTTTGATATGTCGAACGGCACAAATGCCGGTCACCCACTAGCATTCTACTATGATGCTGCTAAGACAACTCAATATACGAGTGGTGTCACTACATCTGGTATTGCAGGTCAAGCAAACGCATACGTAGAGATAATGATAGATGATAATACTCCTTCAGTATTGCATTATCAGTGTACCAATCATGGATATATGGGCAATGCCATCTTTGTTCAAACTCGTAACCTGACAGGGTTTGATACAGATGATCTCAGTGAAGGTTCTTCAAATCTCTATTATACAGATGCAAGAGTAACATCACATGTAGACTCAGCATACGTGGCACTAAGACAAAACTATGCATGGTCAAGTTTAACTGGTGTACCAAAGTTGATCGATTCAGCTCTTGTAACGCAGTTGATAGACTCAGCTTATATTGCTGCTCGTGAATCAGGCACAGGCACAGGCGCGGGAGGTCTCGACTCTGATGCTATCTTTGCCATTATCGATTCAGCATATATCCAAGCGAGAGAAGCTGTCTCAGCTGGCGGTGCTAATGTAGCATTTAAGACCATCACAGTTAGTGGTCAAGATGATATCGTTGCAGCCACTGCTACAGATACCTTGACATTTGAAGCTGGTGCTAATATCACACTTGCTACAGATGCAGCCACAAAGACAGTCACCATCAACTCAACTGGTGGAGGCGGCGGTGGTGTAGCCGATGGCTTGACACTGAAAAAGTATACGTTTACTGCTGATTCGGGTCAAATCACCTTCACAGACTCTGATGATAACGGTCAGGTCTTATCATATAATAAAGCTGGAGTTGATATTAACGTTTACTTGAATGGTGTCTTACTTGTCGATTCTGACGACTTCACGAAGACAGATAGTTCAACTATTACTCTTATCGACTCTTCAGCTCTTGGCGACAATATCACAATCATTAAGTTTACTCCTCCTGAGGCCTCAGCCGAAGGCGTAGACTCTGCAGCAACTATCACTCTGATCCAACAAGAAGTAGACTCAGATTATATTCAAGCAAGACAAAGTGTACTCGCTCGTGGCACTCTCGAAGTCAATAAGTACTTCTTCGAAGCTGATCAAGGAGATACTGTATTCAGCGGAGCTGATAAGTTTGGTAATACCTTCTTAGTTGACCCTGATAATACAGAAGTGTACATCAATGGTGTCTTGCAAGAGTTGACCACTGACTATACGATCGTTGACTCGAACGTTACATTCACTGAAGCACTCGATAGTGGATATTCTGTATCAGTAATCGAGACTGTAGGTCGAGTAATTAAGAAGACTACACTTGCTCAAACTACATATCAGTTTACAGCAGACTCTGGCCAAACAGTCTTCTCAGGAACAGACGATGAAAGCCTAACGATGGATCTTTCATCAGGTGTAGTTGAAGTATATCTAAACGGTATCTTACTATCACCGCTGAACGACTTTACTCGTGAAGCTAATACAATCACTTTGACTTCAGCTGCTGATTCAGCAGATCTCTTGTCGGTAGTTAATACGAAAGGTGCACTCGTTAGCGGCTTGAACATTGGTGTTACGAAGATTACTGACACCACTGGAACAACCTTGAACAAAGCTGGATTTAGTTATACGGCTGGAAGCATTCAGGTATTCAAGAACGGTGATTTACTAGAAGAAACAACTGATTACACTGCAACTGACGGTACCAACATTAATCTAACTTCGGCTGCTATATTAACTGACGTCTTCTTGATTCAGCAGTTCAGCGGAGCTAAAGACCTAAAGACAGTGCAGTATCAGTTCTTAGCTGATTCTGGTCAAACTACATTTAGTGGAGAAGATCGTAGAGGTGACACTCTTACTTACGCATCAAATGCGGTTACCGTGGTGTATGTAAACGGTATTGCTTTACAAGACAGTGATGACTATACTGCAACTAACGGTTATGAAGTAACGTTGACCACCGCTGCAGCAGCAAACGATGATATCAAGATATTGTCATATGTTCCTGCTGATCTATCGAAAGTCGCTACGCCTCTCAGAGTTCAAAGCTTCGAATTTACAGCTGATTCAGGACAAACTACCTTTACTGGTCTTGATGATAATGCTCAAACCCTTAGTTATAGTGCAAATAGAGTTAACGTATACTTAAACGGTATTCTAATGCAGCAATCTGACTTTGCTGCAACGAATGGTACAAGTGTTGTATTAACAGAAGCTGCAGATTCAGGTGACGTCTTAACAGTTCTAAAATACACTGGTAATAATATCGGGGTTGATTCATCAACTATATTCGCGTTAATTGATGAAGACTACATCATCAACAATGGTGGTGGTGGCACAGTCGATTCAGCTGGTGTATTTGCGATTATCGATTCTGATTACATCCAAGCAAGACAAACACAAGCTGTTACGTGGACATTAGTAAACGGTCCTGGTACAGTAGCAGTAGACTCTAATTCAAAGAATATCGTGGATGTGACTGGAGGTGCAGTAACATTAACTCTTCCTCCTGGTCCTAGCTTTGGCACTGAAGTTCGAGTAATTGATGGAATTGGAAATGCATCAAGCAATAACATCACAATTGGCAGAAATGGCGAAAGGATAATGGGAGCAGACTCTGATCTTATCATCGATATTGATGAAGCAGGTGTTGGATTAGTATATTTCAACTCCCTACGTGGTTGGCGATTGATAGAGAACTAATGTCATGCCATTGCTCAGCAGACTCAGAGAAATACAAGAAAGTAGATACGGAGGCAAAGGCTTTGACTCTGCTGACGTTATTGACATATTGGATGACGATCGTCTTATCACCCTATACGATTCAATTGGTGCTCTTCCAGTTACGAACCTAGTTGCTGGTACCGAAGCTTATGTAAATAGTACGAATCGATATTATGTCTCAAACGGAACTGGATGGTATCAAATAACGATGGGATCTAGTGTAGCTCAAGAAGCTTTAGCTGGTACTAATGAGTGGAATATGTGGGCTATGAAGACTAGTCCTACTGCCGCAGCATCTTGGAACACAGTGCATACACCAAACTATGGCTATGTAATATTCGCATGTGATCGTTATACTGGGGCCTTAACAGATCCTTATACCCAATATCACACTCTCTGGTTGGTATCTGCTATTCAAAGTGCTAGCTCTACTGGAAGCTGGAGATCGATAGAGTTCGAAAGAGATAGTGCAGTTGTGGCTACACTAGATTGGGGTCAAACTGGTACTCCAAGCGGAGGTGTCAGTAACACCGAAGCTGGTTCTTCTGGATCTTGGTCAGCTGTATACAATTCACGAAATGCAGTGGTCGACATTGGAAACTTAGACGTCGCTCATACAGGATCATGGGATTTTATTTACGATAGGATTCGTTTTTATAGTGGAGTTCCTGGAAATACATTAGTCTATACTGAAAGAGTCCTCACATGAAGCTAAGTTCTATGAGATATACGGCTGCAGAAGTGTATAATGGTAATGGACTAGATTCTGCTACCATAATTTCCATATCAAATGAAATTGGTCTTAATACATATGACAGCACAGGAGCTTTACCTAATAATGTAGATTCTGGAGCACAGGCATATACGCTTGATAGTAACAAATGGCACATATACAATGGATCTAATTGGTATTCGACTACTTTGACTCGTACTGCTCCTGTTGCTAGCTCTCTCAGTGGTATTGAAACTGCTGTCGGCCGTAATACTCTTTTATCAAAAGATAGAACAGGACTAGTAATAAAACTTGTTGCTACTGACACTGATTCGAATCCATTACAATACACTCTTGAATCAGATGGCAACTTAAGCAACTTAGCTACATTTACTCAAGACTCAAGCGTGTTTACCTTTACACCAATTGATAGCTCGCTTATATCAGTAGACTCTTCATTAGTTACGTTTAAGGTTTCTGATGGTATTAGTTTTGCCACTCTCAATGAAAAGATAAACTTCTCATATTATAATGATAGTAATAATTGGCTCGGTGGTTTTAATCAACTGAATTTGAATAGAGGGCCAGATCATGATGCAAATGACGAATTAGGCCTATTACTCGCAATGGGTCCTGACGCAGATTGGCTTGTAACTTTCTATGTTCGTAGAGCTACTAATATGTTTATCGCGCCTGGTGGTTTATTGACATGGAAAATAAACGATAGTACTGGCCATGCTGATTTAATACACAATATGTGGACTACTACTAATACCACATGGGCATTTGGTGCAGGCTTTAGTGTCAGTGACGATGGATTAAAGATGGTAGCTACTGAAACCAGCTTTGATCACACTCAAACAGATGTAGGTCGCTTTTGGTATTTTGACAGAGATTCTACTGGTGGAGAATGGATAAAAAGACAAGAGCTCCGAGGTACTGTAGCTGGTAAAGCTATACCAGGTAGTATTACTATTAACAGTGGTCCTTTTGATTACATGATTGGTACAGCTACTGATGCAGATTCAGGTGATTTATCTGTATACACTCGATCTGGTACTACGTGGACTAAACAACGAGAGATCTCGACTCCTGATAATAGCTCTGTAATCAAAGCTATGAACAGATTAGGAACAAAAGCAATATTTGAAGGTGATAGTGTAGGATACTTGCATGGAGGTGATGATTGGACAGAACCACCTGGTTGGTTTGCTAGTCGTGCACTAGAATACCAAGTTTGGGAAAGAGATCCAAGTAAAGAAACATGGACATTCCAGTCGAGGGTTCCTATACCTTCAGAAATCATTACAAAAGCAATAGATGATAACGAGATAACTAGTTATGGCACTAGTCTTGTTGTAGATTCAGATTTTAATACGATTTGCATTGGAGCCAATCGATATACAAATGATAATGATAGTCCAAACGGAGCCATATTCGTATTTAAGTATGATGGAGCTGATTCTTGGGAATTAGCTGAGCGCATTGAAGGATATGGAAACTTACCAGCCACTGCTAATATTCGATTTGGTCAAACTATGTCGTTAAGCCGTGATGGTAATACTCTATTTACTACTGACGGATTTGACTCTGATTATGGAAATGCAGGAACTCGGATGCAAGAGGGTGTAGTAGTATTGAACAGAAGAGGTAACAGCTTCGAAAAAATAAATAACATAGGTCGTACACCGACAGGTTTTGAAGCTGGTACTACTATATCATTTGGTAATGGTATCAAAACGAATCGTGACGGGAAAATAGTTGCTATTGGCGCTAGATATGCCGATTCTGATCAGACTTATGGTGGCACAGGAACTGAACTAAATCGTGGTGATATACACTTATTCAGACCACACGCGTATGATAAAGCAAATATCAATCTGACAGCAACCAATAGTGGTAATGCGTCTTATAACTTTACTGGCAAACATAGAGTATCTAACTCTGTTAATTATCAGAACACGGATCCTTTAGCTGATAATCCAACTATATACATGAATACAGGAGACTTACTACGTTTGACCGTTAATGCTTCAGGTCATCCGTTATGGATTAAGACTACCCAATCTATAGGCAGTGGTAGTACTATAAATGATGTCGTAAATAATGGTGCTGAAGACGGTGTCATCACGTGGAATCCTAAATTTGCCGGCACATATTATTATAACTGTCAAATTCATAGTGCTATGAGAGGTAGTATAGTCGTCTTAGATAAAGATAAGTATAGAGGACAAATATCATAATGACTTTACTGAGTAGTCTAAGAAGGATACAAGAGGGAATATACGGCGGGACAGGACTTGATTCCGCCGAAGTCATAGCTGTTGGTCAAACTAAAGGATTTGATTATTACTCGGCTCTTGATTCTATGCCTTATACTGGTGAAACTGGACGTAAAGCATACTTAGCTTCGAATAACCGATTATATATTCGAAATAATAATGGTTGGTATAATGCACAAACAGTCAACTTATCTGTAACGATCGATTCTGTAGGTGGCTATGATTCTGCACCAGATGTTGATACGTATTCAGGAACCGCTGATAGCTTTGATATAACGATCTTTGCTACAGACTCAGATGATAATCCAGCTATATTCACATATGATCATACACTAAGTGCAGGAGTCGATTCAGGAGACGTTGTAATTACTCATGATTCTGCAAAGTCGAACGTATTTAATGTTGCGATGAACGCAGACAGTGCCAGCGCAAATTCATTTAGTATCACTTTTACTGTTTCTGATGGAGTCAACATTGATACAGTCACTAAAGATTTCAACGTGATTTATGCACCTCCACCTCCAGTACCAGATGAGCTAGTAACATTTAGCACATATCATATTTGGACAGAACCATCAAACGCTCCAGCTGGTTCAAGACCTACAATTGAATTTGATCAAAGTGCAAATTGGTCTCATGTAGAAGCACTGCATCAAGCACTTGATAGTGCCATAACTAATGGTGCAAGTTATACTTATGCAGACGGTAACTATCCAAATCCTGTATATTTAACTTTGTGGGATAGCGGTACAAATGGTTCAGCAACTGAGTGTGTATACGTAGCTATGCTAACAGAAAACGTTATACAATTTGGTAGTTTCACATATAATAATACAGTCGGTCTTAATGGTGCTAGTAGATCGACAGTTCCAGTCGATGATGGTACTGGGACTTTTTATGCTGGTCAGCATTATCATAACTATTCTGGTTCATCTGTAAACCCTGAAAGTGCACTAACAGTAGACTCTAATCTAGTAACTATTCGTTTTAATACAGGAACATCAAGGTATGTGACGAATGGAACATCAAACACGTTTAATCCAGGTACAGGTAATCAAACGTTTTACGCGCGCGTAGGTACGGCTGGTAATGGTGCCTCTGATCAAGCTACAGCTCCTGATTTTCAGGTCGTACGATTGTATGCCGAAACAGCGAACACAAGTAATTTAATCTGGGAAGCTTCAGTGCTGATATAATAAATAGGGATAAAGGAAAAGGTAATGAGTAGAGCAAGAGACATATCGATCATGTTGTCAAAGACGGAGGTAGATAACACCTCTAACTTGACTTTGCTAAATACATCGAGCCAAGCCGCCGGTGGACTTGACTCTGCTCAAGTTCAAAATGTAGGATTACAAAAGTTCACAACTCTTGATTCTCTACCTTCTACTGGACTGACATCTGGTCAACAAGCATGGGTTGAATCATCTGGTCGTTTATACATTAGCAATGGATCTGGTTGGTATAATGTAGCACTTGTGAATGCCTCTCCAACTTTGACTTTAGATCAAAGTGGTACTATTCAATTAAATCCAAGCAATTTAACTGTTACTGTTACCGCATCTGCCTCAGATTCTGATGACAACGATGCTATGATTTCATTTAGTGTCGAGTCTGATGGTAATATGGCAGCAACAGGTACTACCATATCACAAGATTCATCTGTGTTTACAATCACTGCAGACTCTGCAGGTGGATCTGGAGTAGCTGGTAACTTTACCCTTACTTTCAAAGCTACTGACGGTATAGCTGTCGATAACGAAAATTTGAATTTTAGTTTATCATTTACTAGCATTGTTGATTCATCTGCAGAAATTATGTTGTTAATGAAAGCAACTGGTAACAATGCAACTAATGCTGCTATCACATATCAAAATTCAAGTGATGTATCAACAGGATTCACGGAAGCAGGTACTCCTCAAGCAAGCACATTCAGCCCATATCGTTCTGCTGGATACAGCACCTATTTTGATGGTTCTGGTGATTATTTAGTCTTTGATAATTCAAACGAATCTCTAGTTCCAGAAGCAGGAGATTTTACTCTAGAATTTTGGTTTAACACATGGCAAACTTCACGAGAAGATCCATTCTCTTGTTATGATGGTAGTGCTGGATTTGCTGTCGCATTAAATTATCCGTCTGCAGGCGGGGTGATGATATATTATGGGAACACAATAACTCAGCAAACTGCAGCAGGTGGACACTTTGAAACTAATACATGGAATCATTGCGCAATAGAAAGATCTGGTAACACACAAACAATTTATATCAATGGACAATCAGTTGTTTCTGGAACTGTCACTCAAGATTATAGTGGTACATCTGATCTACACATTGGACAAGCAGCAAATAACTCTTTACCGTTTTATGGTTGGTTGCGTGATCTTCGATTTGTAAAAGGTTCTGCAGTATATGGAGGAAACTTTACTCCACCAACAGAACCTTTAACTGCTATCACAAACACACAATTGTTAACATGTCATCTTCCGTATTTCGGTGACGGTAGTACAAACAATCGCACAACCACAGTCAATGGTAACGCTCACACTGTACCATTTGGGCCATATGATTATTCACCATGGATCTCAGATGATGGTGGTTCTGTATACTTTGATGGAACAGATGATCGTTTAGAACTTGCCTCATTGCCTGATTTATCTGCCGGTAACTGGACTATTGAAGGTTGGTATCGATTTGATACAGACCCAAATACTGCAACTTATATTTTGTGGTCATTAAATGATGAAGCTACTAATGGATATGCACAACTTATGACGGCAGCTTCCACTGCTCCTCTCAGGCTACAACAGAGAGGTGGGTTATACTTAACTAACAGTACCACCTTCGACATGTATGCTAATGAGTGGTATCACTTAGCTGCTGTTTGGGATGGTACAAATCAAAAAGTTTATGTTAACGGTAAAGAAAGACTAAGTAGCACTACTAATGTGATTCAAAACGCAGGAAACGGTTTGACCATAAATGGTGATGGTGGTGGTAACTATGAGTTTGCTGGAAGCATTGCAGACTTTAGAATATCAACATCTGCTCGATATACAGCCGAGTTTACAGCACCGACTGCTCCTTTATCTCATGACTCGAATACAGTATTGTTAATGAATAACAAATCAGATGCAAATATCTATGATGCATCCAGTAGTTATCCATTAAAATTAACCGGTAATACAATATCTTCTACTACTCAAAGGAAATTTACTACATCATCCTCTATGTACTTTGATGGAACTGGAGACTATATCACTGTAGATGATGGTTTTAGTTTTGGAACAAGTGATTTCACATTTGAATTTTGGTTATATCCAACTGAAAATCTTAATAGCGCAATACAACATTTCATAAATCCAGAAACTAGTGGTTCAGGTGTGACATGGGGATTTAGTACGAATACATATCAAGGTTTTAATGGAATAACATTTAGTTATGGTCAGTGGGGGTCATTCATTGTAGGTAAATATGCTAATAATGTTTGGCCAGCTCAAAATACTTGGACTCATCTTGCGGTACAAAGAAGAAATGGTACAATAGCTATCTTTGTTAATGGCACTAGTCAAACATTAACAACATATAACGAAAATTCAACATTTAGTGATGGCGCAGACCTAACCAATAATTATACATCACGAGATTTCTTTAGTGGTCTACAGGGTTATGTTCAAGATGTTAGAATCACTAAAGGATATGGTAGATATGCTGGCAACTTTACTCCACCCACAGCAGAGTTTGAATTATAAAAACATATAAATAGTCTCAGATAATTTTAACATCGGAGACTATACATGGCAGTTCCGGCTAGTAGACAAGATCTCATTGATTATTGTAAGAGGAAACTCGGGGATCCAGTTCTCGAGATCAATGTCGATGAAGACCAAATAGAAGATCGCATCGACGAAGCTCTGCAATACTGGCAAGAGTATCACTTCGATGCGACTGTGCGTACTTTCTATAAACATCAAGTAACGCAGACAGATATCACTAACGAATATATCCCAATCCCAACGAACATCTTGTTTGTCAATAAGATGTTCCCTATCTCATCAGCGTTTGGCTCATCGGCTAACTTCTTTGATATTAAATATCAGATGATGCTGAACGACATCGCAGACCTACAAAACTTTGCAGGTGACCTCGCTTACTACGAGCAGATGCAGCAGTATCTGTCGTTGCTTGACATGAAGCTAAACGGTCTACCACAAATTCAATGGTCGCGGCATGAAGATAGGTTGTACGTACACGGCGATTTCCAAGACGGAGACATCAACGTCGGCGAATACATTGTGCTTGACGTTTATCAGCTAGTAGACACAACCAATACGTCAGTATGGAACGATTGGTGGTTAAAAGAATATTCTACCCAATTGATTAAACAACAATGGGGTACAAACTTAATTAAATTTGAAGGCGTTCAGCTACCTGGTGGCGTGACGTTCAATGGCAGACAAATGTATGATGATGCGACAGCAGAGATAGAGCGACTGAAAGAAAGGATCCACGAAGATTTCTCATTCCCTCCACCTCTCATGGTAGGATAATATGGCGAGAAACTTCTACTTTTCACCCAAAGTCAGATCTGAAATGGAACTGTATGAGGACCTCGTTATTGAGGCTCTACAGATCTATGGACAAGACGTGTATTATTTACCGCGGGACCTTGTCAACTATGATACTGTCTTCGGTGCTGACCCTGAGTCGAGCTTCAACTCGGCTTATAAGATCGAGATGTACATTGAAAACGTAGAAGGTTTCGATGGAGAGGGTGACCTCTTCACTCGTTTTGGAGTTGAGATTCGGGATGAAGCTACCTTTATCGTATCACGCCGACGGTGGGATGCACAAGTAGCGAGATATGATAACGAACTATTGGCAGAAAGACCAGTTGAAGGTGATGTGATATACTTGCCTTTGACGAAGAAGATGTTCCAAATCATGCATGTGGAGCATGAACAGCCTTTCTATCAAATTGAAGATATACCAACTTATAAACTACGTTGTCAGTTGTTCGAATATACTGGCGAAGACATGGATACGGGTGTAGTTGATATTGATGGTATTGAGATTACTGGCACTTATCAATATGAATTGTGTCTAAAAGCGCCAAAGCAACCAACTGTTCAAGTTGTGTTAGGAACTAATTATGTTGATTCGAATTACGTATTAAATGGTTATGTTGCTCAAGATTCTGGTACTATAATAAGCTTGACTATATTGGATTCAGGCACTTACTTTAATAATATACCGACTGTGACGTTTAATGGATATGCAACTGATAGTGCAGCGGCTACGGTAGGTGGTGTATCTGGTGGTGGAATTACTTCTATCACGCTTACTGATTCTGGTAGTGGATACAAGTCAGTACCAACTATCACATTCCGTGGTGGCAGTACTGTCGATAGTGATTATCGTATTGGAGATGATGTCTATCAGTTATTGCCGAATGGCACTAAACTGAAAGGTGAAGTAGTTAGATACAAGTTGGATTCAGCTGGCGATTCATGTCGTAGGTTGTTCCTGACACATGTAGGTGCTGAGAACGGTAAGTTCAGCAACTTTGTAAGCGGTGATAGTATTGGTACACAGATAATAAATACATCACGCGGTTTAGGTGTATTAGGCTTAACAGTTGAGAATGTAGTAGAATTAAATAGAGTATCTGAGAACGAACAAAACGATGACTTTAGCACTGTATCTGATGACTTCTTAGACTTCTCAGAAACTAACCCATTTGGTGATCCGGAGGATCAATAATGTTTGGCACATATTTTTATCATGAGAAGACAAGAAAGGCAGTTGCTCTCTTTGGTCGACTGTTTAATAACTTGTATGTCATGCGGCATAACAGTGCAGGCCAAACTATTAACCAGATTAAAGTGCCTTTATCATATGCACCTAAGGAAAAGTATTTAGACCGTATTCGTGAAAACCCTGATTTACAAGATGGTGGAGAAAAGCTAGCTATTAAATTGCCTCGTATGTCTTTCGAGATATCAGCTATTACATATGATACTTCAAGGCAATTAACGAAACTCAGTTCATTGAGTCAACCAACTAGCAGTGTATTGAAGCGCACGAAGATGTATTCTCCTGTGCCTTATACTATTAGCTTTCAGTTGAACATATATGCTAAATCACATGATGATTGCTTACAAGTAGTTGAGCAGATACTACCAACGTTTAATCCTCAATATACGATGACGATTAAACCATTTTCTGATCTGTTCCCTGACTTTGTAGAAGATATTCCAGTCATAATCACTGGTACAGACTTTCAAGATGATTTTGATGGGCAATTAGCTCAACGTCGTACGATCATCTATACACTTTCTTTTGATATGAAACTTTCATATTATGGACCTGTTGATAGAGAATCTGCAATCATTACTGAGGTTAACACAGAGATGTTCTTCATGGATGCTGGTTTGCAAGATTCAGATATATCAGTTCAAACAATCACAACTCGCGCTGACTCTGATGGCACGGGTGGTGGTGTAAGTGCCGATAGTGCTGGCGCTTACGGTTATATTACTCGTATCACACCTACGATTGATAGTAGTTAACGTTTAGGAGAAAAACATGACAATCACATTAAGAAGCACGAAAGGAGTGGAACTTACTCATGCTGAACTAGACGGCAACTTCACCGATCTAGATGGTCGAGTAACTACTCTACAAAGTGCAACCACATTAGACTCTGCAAAGACTTTGGCTTTAATCGACTCAAACTATATCAAGGGTCAAGCCGATTCAAACTACATCAAAGATCTTGTAGATTCAAGCTACATCTCGCAGTATGCTACTGGTCTTACGATGTACAAATACTTTTATGAAGCCGATTCGGGTGATACTGTATTTACAGACAGTGATTTACAAGGCAATGTACTACTATTTGATTCTAGTAATATCATGGTTTATAAAAACGGTATCTTACAAAATGAGTTGTATGACTTTACACTCACAGGAAAAAATACTGTAACGATGACCCTTTCCATGGACAGTGGTCATGATCTAATCATCACGACTTGGCGGTAAGGAGGAATAAATGGCATTTTGGGTAAGAGACAGTTACAAAAGTAAAGACGTCAGGGTATCTCTTGGTTCTTGGATGGCTAAGCTGATTGCTAATTCAGCTGATCCAACTGATGGTGAAGAATTCATTAAGAATTTTTATCAGACAGATTTGATTACATTCTCAAATCGTGCATTGTTGAGATCTTTGCAACAATCATATCCTGGTGTTTCACGTCAAATCAACTTTAATCCAATTGGATTGGGCATTGGTACGATCTTCAAAGGATTTAGTGGAACTACGACACAAGGACCATTCTTCGGTGGATCCGGTAAACCAGTTCATTTTAGAGAGCCTAACAGTTATAACAACAACGGTAATGTTAAACACACCTTTGTTGCAAGAGGTTGGGATGATCGCAGTGCCGCTGATTCTGATGATCTTTTTGGTGGTGTATCATACCTAGATTATGGTTTCACACCACCGCCTGGTGCTATTGGTTTGGGTGGTGAAGCTATCGTTTCACAACCAATTAAACAGGATGAACGTATATACTTTGAGATTGAAGTTACAAAAGCACAGCTGCAAGACTCAAATGGTTATGCTCCTCCTATCACTCGTATTGGTAGAGGGAAAAATGGTGGTGCTGGCAGTGATCATTTTTCTGGAGGAGTTCAATTGACTATTGCTCCAGAAAACTGGTTTCAATATGCTGGCTCTAATTTAGGAAACGGTCGTTCGTTTAACTTGAATCTCATCACTAAAGGTCTATTAGGAGGCCATGGTCAAGATCGTACTGGTAGTGGTACTGATCTAGCTGACATGACAATTGATTTAAGTGGGTTCACACATTTTGAAGAATGGAGGACTAACGTATCTCCTGATAGTGATACAGATGTTGCCAACTTGACTCAGTCAGGTGATATTATCATGATCGCCATCGATCAGGTTGCAGACTCAATAGGTGAAAACCGCTTATTCTGGGGAGTAAACGGAGTATGGGCGAAGGCTGACTCAGATGATGTAAATTACGGTGTTATCGCTTCTCATACTACATTTGATCCTGCAGATGACGCTATGAATCTGAGTGATGCTCTACGGCCTGGTATTCCGATGGAAGCTACTGAAGATCCATACTACATCTATTTAGGACCAATGTGGACTGACTCTTCAGTTAGACAGGGACTTGGTAAGTCTGGTGTTATCAATTATGCGGGTCAAGCTACAGCAGGTGGTACCTATAAATACTGTGATTTAGACTTGACTATCAAGACTGGTACTGATGTAACTTACACTCCACCAACAAGCGGTAGAGGTTATACATTTAAGGCACACTAAGATGAGCAAAGAAAAAGATAATGTATCGAATGATTACGATTATTCGCGTGAAACATATTATGAACTTATAGAAAAAGGCAAAGACGCATTAGAGATGATGATAGAGGTTGCTCGTGAAAGCGAGCATCCTCGTGCCTATGAAGTATTATCAGGCATGATCAAGAACGTATCTGACGTGAATGATCGTCTGATGGATTTGAATAAAAAGCAAAAGCAATTAGATATGGATGAACAACCAAAACAAATCGAGAACCAAACAAATAACGTGTTCTTGAGTTCTACAGCTGATCTGCAGAAGTTGCTACGAGAGGATGATATTATAGATGTTGAGCCAACTACAAAGTTATCTGGGGAATCCTAATGTTAAAAGGGATGGGGTTCAACAATCATGGACTCCAGAGCTCATCACAGAATACAAGAAGTGTATGCATGACCCTGTATACTTTGCAGAGAAGTACGTTAAAGTTATATCTCTTGACAAAGGCTTGGTAAACTTTGAACTATATCCTTATCAAAAAAGGATGTTCAAACACTTTCAGGAAAATCGTTTCAATGTCGTTCTCGCATGTCGTCAATCTGGCAAGTCAATCTCTGCATGCGCATACTTACTCTGGTTTGCGCTCTTCAATCCAGAAAAGACGATCGCTGTACTTGCGAACAAAGGCGCTACTGCGCGTGAGATGCTATCTCGCATCACGCTCATGCTTGAGAATATCCCGTTCTTTTTACAGCCAGGTAATAAAGCCCTCAATAAAGGCTCTTTGGAGTTTAGTAATAATTCCCGCATTATTGCTTCTGCTACTTCTGGTAGCTCTATTCGTGGTATGTCAGTTAATCTTCTTTATCTTGATGAGTTTGCCTTCGTAGAACGAGCCGCAGAGTTTTATACATCAACATATCCTGTTGTTTCGGCAGGTAAAGATACAAAGGTTATCATTACATCGACAGCTAACGGTATTGGCAACCAGTTTCATAAAATTTGGGAAGGAGCTGTACAAGGAGTAAACGAGTTTCAATCGTTTAGGGTAGATTGGTACGATGTTCCTGGTCGTGACGAGGCTTGGAAAGCCCAAACAATTTCAAATACCAGTCAATTACAGTTCGATCAAGAATTTGGTAATACATTTTTCGGCACCGGTGATACACTCATTAACGCTGAGTGTTTAATGGGTTTAAGAGCAAATCCACCAAAACGAGTGATGGAAGGCGGTTTACTCAACATTTATAAGGAACCGGAAAAGAATCACGATTACGTAATGACTGTTGATGTGAGTAAGGGAAGAGGACAGGATTATTCTACATTTAATTTGATCGATATTAGCGTTACCCCGTTTGAACAGGTTGCTGTATATCGCAATAACACTATCTCTCCAATACTCTTCCCAAACATTATCTATAAATATGCGAAAGTCTACAATAACGCATATGTTGTTATTGAATCAAATGATCAAGGTTCTCTCGTTTGTAATGGTTTATGGCATGATCTTGAGTATGAGAACATGCATGCAGAATCGCTGACAAAGGCAAATGCTCTTGGCATTGAGATCAATCGTAAGACTAAAAGACTCGGTTGTTCTGCATTCAAAGACATACTTGAGAATAATAAACTAAAGGTGGTAGATGAGAATACGATACTCGAGATCTCTACGTTCGAAGCGAAAGGACAGTCGTTCGAGGCGTCAGACGGTAATCACGACGACTTAGTCATGAACCTTGTGTTGTTTGGTTACTTTACGACTGGTAGTTACTTTATGGACATGACAGACATTAACATGAAGAAACTACTTTTCGAAAACAGGATTAAAGAACTAGAAGATGATATCGTTCCATTTGGTTTTATCGATGACGGTGCAGATGCGATCGCAGCCATTGAAACTGAAGAAGACAGACTAGCCAAGGGTTGGGCCATCGAATATGATCCAAATTTGTAATTGTATAAATAATAGCAAGTTGACTAATCGTATTATGGAACATATAATTTTTTTAGAAGGAAGATAAAATGGCACTCTCAACACCGTCTGCAAGTCCAGCGGTTGTCGTCAAAGAGATAGATCTGACTGGTGGCGTTCCTAACGTACAGTCGACTACTGGCGCAATTGTTGGCAACTTTAGATGGGGTCCTATCGGAGAGCGAGTAGCTATTGCAAACGAAGCCGAACTAGTGAATACGTTTGCTACTCCAGACTCTGATAACACCATCGATTGGCATTCAGCTAATTACTTCCTCCGTTATTCAAGCTCTGCTTTCGTAACGAGAGAAGCTACATCTGATGCTAAAAATGCTTATTCATTGACACTACAGTCTGCGGCTGATAGTGCCAATGCACCTCTTATAAAGAACGAAGACGATTTCGATGCTCAGTATGGTACGCTGAACAACACAGGTCATACATTCATCGCTAAGTTTGCAGGTGAATTAGGTAATAGCCTTGAAGTTCAAATCTGTCCTGCTGATTCTGGAAACTCTACGATCTTTACGAATTGGGATTACAAAGACGAATTCGACGCAGCACCGCAAACATCATCATATGCATCAGATCGCAAGGGTTCAAACGACGAATTGCATCTGGTTGTGATTGATCGTAACGGTAAACTGACAGGTACAAAGGGAGAAATCCTCGAAACGTATCCATTCGTGTCTGTTGCACCAGACGCCAAACTAGCTGATGGTAGCACTAATTACGTCATCGACGTAATCAATGCTCGTTCAGATTACATCTATATGGTTAATCACGATTCAGATTATCTGAATGCGCCAGGCGAACAAGCTGGCGATGTGCTTGACTCAGGAGATGATTACATCCTAAATGCAGGTGTAAGAGCTATCAAGACTCATAACTTTGATAGCGGTGTAAATTCTGGTGCTCTAGGAACTGCAGAGTTCTTGAATGGCTATGACTTATACGAAGATCGTGATATCGTAGAAGTTGACTTCTTGATTTCACCGTCTATGCAAAACTCAACAGACCAAACCACTATCGTAAACGACTTGATCACTACAGCTCAGTCACTTCGCAAAGACTGTGTTGTTGCTGCATCACCTGCACGTGACGACGTTATTGGTCTAACAAATGCTTCAACGATTACAGATAACATCGTTGCTACAGCAAACGCATTTACTAACTCATCATACCTCGTCATGGACGGCAACTTCCTGAAAGTGTATGATAAGTTTAATGATCAATACATTCAAATCCCAGCTGCTTCATCTACTGCAGGTATCATGGCTGCTACCGATATCAATCGTGCACCATGGTTCTCTCCAGCAGGCTCACGTCGTGGTCAATACCTTGGTATTACTGCATTGAGCTGGACCCCAACTAAGGGTCAGAGAGATACACTGTATAAAGCAGGTGTAAATCCAGTCGCAAACATTCCAGGTCAAGGCTCATTGCTCTTCGGCGATAAGACAAAACTTGGTCGTCCATCAGCATTCGATCGTATCAATGTACGTCGCTTGTTCTTGGTACTAGAGCGCGCGATCGGTAGAGCAGCTGAACAAGCACTCTTCGAATTCAACGACGAATTTACAAGAGCAGAGTTTGTTAACATCGTCGAGCCTGTCCTTCGGGAAGTAAAAGGTCGGCGTGGTATCACTGACTTCCGTGTAGTCTGTGATGAGACAAACAACACTCCTGCAGTCGTTGACCGCAATGAGTTCATCGCTAATATCTTCATCAAACCAGCCCGCTCGATCAACTACATCACGCTAAACTTTGTAGCTGTTCGCTCCGGTGTTGACTTTGAAGAAGTAGTTGGCACAGTTTAAGGAGGTAAGATATGGCTATTCTCGGCGTAGATGACTTTAAGTCGAAGCTCAGAGGCGGTGGCGCACGTCCTAACCTCTTTAAGGCTACGATTAACTTTCCTGGCTATGCAAATGGTGATGCAGAATTGACATCATTCCTTTGTGAGACAGCACAACTTCCAGGCTCCACTGTAGGACAAATCGTTGTTCCTTTCCGTGGTCGTCAGTTGAAGATTGCAGGTGATCGTACATTTGATGTGTGGACAGTTACCATCATCAATGATACAGACTTTGCAATCCGTAACTCAATGGAACGTTGGATGAACGGTATGAACGCACACAGCGCAAATACTGGTCTCACTTCACCGATTGCATACGAAGCAGACCTGAAGGTAGAACAACTCGATCGTTCAGGTGACATCTTAAAGACATACACCTTTAGAGGTGCATTCCCTCAAGAGATGTCTCCAATCGATTTGGCTTATAGCTCGAACGATGAGATCGAAAGGTTCCAGGTAACCTTCGCTTATCAGTACTACGACACTGATACAACAACATAATAAATAGAATGGAGAGGCATAATCATGTGCCTCTCCAATACTTGAGTGAAATGATATGGCAGAAGAAGCAGGCAAAGGTTTAACCTTATTTGGTTTTGAAATCAAAAAGGCTAAAAAGAAAGAAGATCAGAAGCTACCATCTATCGTGCCTCCACGGGACGACGAAGGTGGAAGTTATGCTACTGCGTCTGGTACACATTATGGACAATACTTAAACCTCGACGGCGACGACTCAAAAGATAACTATCAGCTTATCATGAAGTATCGTGGTAACGCGATGCATCCTGAAGTTGATGCTGCTATCGAAGATATCGTCAATGAGGCAATTAGTGGATCAGAGCTAACGCAAAATATGGACATCAACCTCGATGATGTCAAGGCTCCTGATAGAATCAAAAAAGTAATTAAAGAAGAGTTCGACACCATATACGGTATGTTGAACTTCAAAGAGATAGGCTACGACATCTTTCGTCGTTGGTACGTTGACGGCCGTTTATATCACCATCTTGTAGTTGATGAGAATAATCCTAAAGATGGTATCCAAGAGATTCGACCAATCGATGCAGCTAAGATGCGCAAGGTCAAAAAAGTAAAGTATAAGAAAGATGAACTAACTGGTGCTAAGTTAGTTGATAAGACCGAAGAGTTCTTCATATTCCAAGAAAAACCAGGTCAATCAAACTCAGGCATCAAGATGACAGTAGATTCTGTGTCATACGTTACTTCTGGTTTGTTAAGTGAAGATCGTAAGAAGATTGTATCTCACTTGCATAAGGGCTTGAAGCCAATTAACCAGCTACGTATGATGGAAGACTCGTTGGTCATCTATCGTCTTGCTCGTGCACCCGAAAGACGTATCTTCTATATCGACGTTGGAAACATGCCACGTGGTAAGTCAGAAGAATATCTCAAGTCAATCATGACTAAGTATCGTAATAAGCTTGTATATGATGCGAAGACTGGCGAGATCAGAGACGATCGTAAGCATCAGTCATTGCTCGAAGACTTTTGGTTACCACGTCGTGAAGGTGGTAAAGGTACTGAGATCACTACATTACCAGGTGGTGAGAACTTAGGACAAATCGATGACATCATCTATTTCCAAAAGAAGGTGTATCGTGCACTGAACGTGCCGATCAATCGTTTAGAGCAAGAAGCGCAGTTTAGTTTAGGTCGTTCGACCGAGGTAAATCGTGACGAGTTGAAGTTCCAAAAGTTCATTGACCGTCTGAGAAATCGATTTGCACACTTATTCTATGGCATCCTGAAAACACAACTAATCATGAAAGGTATCATTACCGAAGAAGATTGGCAAGAGTGGAAGAATGATATCACGATTGACTATGTACGTGATAATCACTTTGCAGAACTACGTGATGCAGAGATGCTACGCGAGAGACTACAAACTCTCGACCAAGTACAGAACTATGTTGGCGAATACTTCTCAAAAGAATGGGTACAAAAGAATGTACTTATGCTTTCAGATGAGGATATCGCACAGATAGACAAAGAGATGAGCGGTGAAGAGGCCGATAGAGAAGATGAAGAGCCAGAGCAAGAAGCACCGGCACAAAAGTTTGAACTCAAGCCTGTAGGAGATGATAAATGAGTGAAGCTACAAAAAACCTGATTCAGATGGCATTGGATCAGGATTATAATAATGCCAACAAAGCCTTTGGCGAAATCATGACTATTAAGATGAATGATCTCCTCGATCAGGAAAAGATTCGACTAGCTGATCAGATCTATAACGGCATCGAACAAGAAGATGATATCGATGATATCTCTGATGAAGAAGTAGAAGCAATGCTTGATACTGACGAGGACGAAGATGCCGTGGAGGAAGAAGAGTTACAAGAGCCCGATACTGATGATGAAGAGTCAGTGGGTGATGAAGATGACACCGACGAGGATGAAGGACTCGAATGGGAAGACGATACTGAAGGAGACGAGGGTTCTGAAGAATCTTGATCTCAGTCAAAAATAAAAAAAGTATAAATAAACTAAAATGAAACAATTTAGTCAAATTCGTGAATTAACTGGAAGAAAACCTGAAGGACAATTAGTTCTTAATAAAAAACTAGGTAGAATCCAGATAATGGTATACAAAGAGCGGACAGGATTCGTTGCGTATATTGACGGCGATAGACTAGACAAATATAGATCGAAGGCAGAAGCAGAAAAAGCCGCTACTGAATTCGTGAAGGTACTAAAAAAATGAAGCTGATTGCAGAATATACCGAACAAAATCTTGAAGTCTTAACTGAGGCTACTAAAGATGGTGGTAAGAAATATGCCATTGAAGGTATCTTTATGCAAGCAGAACAAAAGAATCGTAACGGTCGCATATATCCAAAGGCTGTGATGGAGAAAGCTCTAAACAAATACAATACAGAGCAAGTAGACAAAGGCAGAGCCGTAGGTGAGTTAAATCACCCTGAAGGACCGACCGTTAATCTTGACAAAGTTTCTCACAAGATCGAAAAGCTCGAATGGAAGGGCAACGATGTTGTGGGTAAGGCGACTATTTTGGAAACTCCAATGGGTAAGATCGTACAAGGTTTGCTCGATGGCGGTGTCAACTTAGGCGTCTCGACTCGTGGTATGGGAAGTTTAGAACGAGGTAATAACGCGATGATCGTCAAAGACGATTTTCTACTCAACGCAGTAGATATCGTTCAGGATCCATCTGCACCTAGCGCTTTTGTTAATGGGGTTATGGAAGGTGTTGAATGGGTTTGGAACAACGGTATTATCGAAGCTAGACATATTGAACAAATGGAGACTGAAATTAAAAGAGCTCCACGTGCCGACCTCTATGAGACACAGGTTCGTGAGTTTAAGAATTTCCTCTCGTTACTCAAAACTAAAATATAGGGAGTCAATCTTATGACTGATGAAAATCAAATCGAAGATCAGGAAGTTGAACTCCATGACGAAGTAACAGACGAAGTTGTGGAAGAAGGAACTCATGATCCTAAAAACGCCGAAGCTCAGTCAGTTGCTGCAACAGATAAAGCAGGTGAAGTAACCAAGAAGGCACCAGCCCGTAAAGGTGACAACACCAAACAGGATCCAATGCCTAAGACTAAGGCTGGCATGATGTCAGCTGCAGTTGGTGCAATGCAAGGTATGTCGAAAGAAAAGCTTTCAGGCGTACTCGCTACATTGACCGCAGGTACTGCACCTGAAGCTTTTGAAGGTGAAGCAATCGCTGAACAAGAAGAAATCGAAGTAGCAGTTGATTTCTCAGAAGATCTGAATGCTCTGATCTCTGAAGAAGCCACACTCTCAGACGGTTTCAAAGACAAAGCGGCAACAATCTTTGAAGCAGCTATCAAATCAAAGCTGACTCAAGAGATTGATCGTCTCGAAGAAAAGTACAACGAAGAACTGGCTGAAGAAGTTGAAACTACTAAGTCAGAACTCGTTGAAAAGGTCGACAACTATCTTAACTACGTAGTTGAGTCCTGGATGGAAGACAACAAGGTAGCTATCGAAACTGGTCTGCGTACAGAAATTGCTGAGAAGTTCATGAACTCTCTGAAAGATCTGTTCACAGAATCATACATCGAAGTTCCTGAGTCTAAAGTTGACCTAGTCGATGAGCTAGCTGCAGAAGTTGAAGAGCTGGAAACAGCGCACAACGAAGCGATCACAAAGAACATGGCTATGGCTGAAGAGCTTGACGCCTATAAGCGTGACGCTGTAATTCGTGAACACTCAACTGGCCTTGCAGAGACGCAAGTCGAAAAACTCAAGACTTTGGTAGCTGATATGGAATTTGAATCAGAAGAAGCTTTCGCTGAGAAAGTGAACACTGTCAAAGAATCATACTTTACCAAAAAAGCATCTGAGTCCGCTGATATTGAAGAAGATGCAACCGAAGGTGATGCACCTATGGTTGAGTCTGTCGGATCTATGGCTCAGTATCTTTCAGCAATCGAAAAAACTAAGAAATAATTTGGGAGTCCAAAATGCAAAATATGGTATCTTACGATAAGCTGATCGAGAAGTGGTCCCCAGTACTGAACTCTGAGTCAGCGGGCACAATTCAAGATCATCACAGAAAAGCTGTAACAGCAGCTGTTCTGGAAAACCAAGAGCAGGCACTGATCGAAGAAGGTCAAATGCTTGCAGAAACACCAACCAATAACACTGCAAACGTACAGAACTGGAACCCAGTACTGATCGCGCTTGTACGTCGTGCAATGCCTAACTTGATGGCATACGACATGTGTGGTGTTCAGCCAATGTCTGGTCCAACTGGTCTGATCTTCGCAATGAAGTCACGCTATAAGACAACAAAAGCTGGTGCCACTAATGGTGACGAAGCACTGTTCGGCGAAGCACTTGCTAACTTCTCAGGTGATTCATCAACAGCTTCATACCCAGCAGGCGGCCCATCAGGCTTCGACGGCATTTCAGACACTAACGCTGACTCAACAGTTGACGATCAGCGTACTGATCCAGCCAGCCTGATCGACCCATACACAACTGCAGAAGCTGAAGCACTTGGTGCAACAGGCGGCGAGCAGTTTGCAGAAATGGGCTTCACAATCGATAAAGCTACTGTGACTGCAAAGTCACGCGCCCTAAAAGCAGAATACAGCTTGGAATTGGCACAAGACCTGAAAGCAATCCATGGTCTGGATGCCGAAACTGAGTTGGCCAACATTCTGTCAACAGAAATCATGGCTGAAATCAACCGTGAAGTTGTTCGTTCAATCAACTCACAAGCTAAGACTGGCGCCGCTACAGCAAATACAGCTGTTAACGGTATCTTCGACCTGCAGACAGATGCAGACGGTCGTTGGTCAGTTGAAAAGTTCAAAGGTCTGATCGTACAGATCGAGCGTGAAGCTAACACAATCGCGAAAGAAACACGTCGCGGTAAAGGTAACTTCATGGTATGTTCATCTGACGTAGCTTCAGCACTTGCCGCTTCAGGTATGCTCGACTACGCTCCAGCAATGAACACTGCTCTGAACGTTGACGACACTGGCAACACATTTGCTGGTACTTTGAACGGTCGTATGCGCGTATACATTGACCCATATGCTGTGGCTGACTATGTCAACATCGGCTATAAGGGCACAAACCCATACGATGCTGGCCTCTTCTACTGCCCATACGTACCACTAACAATGGTTCGTGCGGTTGGTGAGGATACCTTCCAGCCAAAGATTGGCTTCAAGACTCGTTACGGCATGGTACCAAACCCATTCGTAACATCCTCTCCACAGGACAGCTTAGCTTCAACAGTTAAGCAAAATCAGTACTACCGTATCTTCCGCGTGGATAACATCCTCGGCGCATAAGGTAGCTTATAAAATAAACAAGAGAGGCAGCTTCGGCTGCCTCTTTTTTTAACTCGTTTTTGTTATAAATAGAACCATGGCAACTTTAACAGACAACTTTAATTATCTTCAGCCTACCAGTTTTAAGCTGACTATCGACAGACGGAACTATCCAAACTTGGAGTTCTTCTGTCAATCAGTTACACATCCTGGTATGTTGATGTCTGCGGTAGAGATGCCATTCCGTAAGGTCGCTGGTGTACCATTCCCTGGTGACAAACTTACGTTTAACGAATTAAGTTGTAATATCATACTTGATGAGAACATGCAGGGCTACGATGAGATGTTTCAGTGGATTCGTAGATTGCTTGACACAGACATTGACTATCGAGTGAACAGTACACAAAGAACTGGTAATGCTATGCAGAACCCACCTACTTATGCTGATATCACTCTTTCTATCTTATCAAGTCATAATAATACAACGAAACAAGTACGCTATATTGATGCAGTGCCTGTAGCACTCGGTGAT